CTCCCCGGTCTGGTTCGCCGTCGCAGAGCAGAAGTAAAACTCTGGCGCGGCCTTGATACAGAGAAGCCGATCTCTGTTGACGAAGCTCGTGCCGAACCCGATCAGCCCAAGGCCCGCAAATCAATTTCCCAGTCGAAGGAAGCCAACGCCGCTGTGGCGGCTGGCGGGTTGGGCACGATTGCGGTCGTTCAAGAAGTCATGCCAATGGTCCGTGAGGGTGGCGATTTGCTCGGGTCCTTGAGCCCGACGATCCTAATCCTCTTTGTGATTATCGCAGCGGCTGGTGCGGTCTGGTACTTCAGAAAGCAGAGGCTTGACGAGGAGGGTGCATGATCACCTTACTGTTTAGCCCGATCGGGCGGTACATTGCCATCGGGGGCGTCATTCTCGCCGCCCTCTTTGGCGTCTATCTTAAAATCAGGGCCGACGCCGTCGAAGACATGAAGGCACAGGCTCAAGCTGACATTATTGAGAGGACCAAAGATGCGCTGGATGCTGCTAATTCCGTCAACCTTGATCCTGAACGGCTGCGCGACTCTGACGGGCATCGTCGGGACTGAGAACACCAACACCAAGGTTTGCGCTGTTTGGCGGGATGTTTCGTGGTCTAAAAAAGACACGAACCCGACAATCGGCGAGATCAAAGTAAACAACGCCAAGCGCGAAGCATGGTGTCACGACGCTAAATAATTCTTTAGTCGCCTTCCACGCGATTTTAGAGTTATAATGACTGTAATCGTTGGCGCCCGCTGTAGCAGCTGCCGTTTGTTAAAGAGGTCCAAATGAGCTACAGCATGACCTACGATAGCTTATTGACGGATGTCCGTCGCTATCTTGAGCGTGGTTTCACGCTTGAGAGCGACCAGATCGTCTATGAGCAGCTCCCTCGGCTCATAACCTTGGCTGAGCGCCGGATTGCTAGAGAGTTGAAGATTGAGGGGTTTATCCGACCCGTTCAAACTCCTCTCCAGATCGGGGTTGCTGTTTACCGCAAGCCAGACCGCTGGCGCGACACCGTCAGCATGACGATCAACAACGTCCCTATTTTCGCGCGTTCCTACGAGTACATCCGCAATTATTGGCCGGATGAAGCCGAAACAGGGACGCCCGGCTATTACGCTGATTATGACTATCAGCACTGGATTCTGGCGCCGACCCCTTCGGCTGCCAGCACTTGGGAGATCCTCTACTACGAGCAGCCCCGATTCCTCGGGGAGGACTTCCAGACCAATTGGCTGACTGAGTATGCGCCGGATCTGCTCCTCTATGCCACGTTGCTTGAGGCAACCCCTTTCTTGAAGAGCGACGAGCGCATTGGCGTGTGGCAGCAAATGTATGACCGGACGGCTCAGGCCATTAGCGGAGAAGACATGAAGCGCATCATGGACCGCAGCGCCAGCAGGAGTGAAGCATGACCACTTACGTTGACGTTTTCGGTGGCGCCAATATCTACCCGAGCGAGATCAGCTACAGCTCCCTGACGCTTGTCACCAATGTCTTCCTCAGCTGGCCGGAGGAGACTTCGACCAGCGTTGATCTTGCCACCAAGATCATGGACATCTCTGCGGCGTCAGCCAGCCTGAGCATCTACCTGCCTGAAGCCAACAAGACAGCAACAGGCAACACGATCCTCTTCAACAACGTCGGGGCTCAGACGATCACGATCCGAACCTTTACCGGGGTTCAGGTGGTCACGGTCGCTCCCGGCACGTTGTGGCAAGTCTATCTGATCAACAATACGACGGCTGCTGGAACATGGCGTTCTCTGCAGTACGGCGCTTCCATCAGCCAGGCGAACGCTTCGTCCTTGGCGGGCACCGGCATTGTCGCAGTTGGCACGCTCCTCAGCCAATCCGTCCCTGTCACAGCCTTCAATGCTAATTATTCGTCTGGTGTAAATGATCGCGCCAAAATGTTTAACTGGACCGGAGCGGGTGGCACTTTCTCCCTGCCCGATGCGACAACGGTTGGCGATAACTGGTTCGTGTACCTTCGCAATTCTGGGTCTGGCGCGGTCGTCGCTGACCCTCCGGGGTCCATCAACATTGATGGCTCTGGCTCCCTAAGCATCCAGCCGACCGAATCGGCAATCATCGTATCGGACGGAAGCAACTTCTATACAATCGGGTTCGGTCAGTCGGCCACGTTCGCGTTTGACTACACCGTCATCTCTGTCCCCGGCACCGGGACATACACGCTGACTGGCTCTGAGCTGAACCGGGTTGCCTATAGGTTTACGGGTGCGCTGACTGGCAACCGGACAATAGTTATCCCTGCCACAGTTCAGCAATACTGGGTCGATAACCAGACGACCGGATCTTACACCTTCACAATTTCCCCCTCTGGCGGCGGGACAGCATTTAACGTCGCGCAAGGCGAACGTGTCATTCTTTACTGCGACGGAACAGACGTTCTGAACGCCTCGACGCAAGGCATCTCTGTGCCTCTCACAATCGCAGAGGGTGGCACGAATGCAACAACCGCTGGCGCCGCACTAATCAACCTCGGCGGGACATCAACCGGCATTGCGATATTTACTGCGGCCAACCAGGCTGCGGCATGGGCGGCGCTCGGTGTTGCGCCGTCTGGAGTTGTTAATGGCGGGGCGTTCTAATGGCGGCTCCTTCAACAATCATCCTTCGTTCTGCCGCTGGCATTAAGCGCGACGGCACGAAATACGAAGGTGATTTCTATGTTGATGGCCAGTGGGTGCGTTGGCAGCGTGGTCTGCCTCGCAAGATGGGAGGCTACCGCTCGACGCAGAAGTATCTGCAACAGATCAGCCGTGGGTTCTCCACCTTCACCCAGATGAATTTTGTCTACTGCCATTCCGGTGGCTCTAGCACTTTGGATCGGTTCACGATCGACGCGACCGCCAATAGCTCTATCGTCACAGACAGAACACCGATTGCCGTTTCGGCTACGGCCACAGTGACATTGACCGGCGGCGCCGCTGGTTCAGTTGACATGATCACCGTCAACGGCGTCAACGTGATGTCCGGATCGGTTGCTTTCGCAACCAGCCTTTCCGTCACCGCGACCGCAGTTGCCGCCAACATCACTGCGCACGCTTCTGTGCCTGAGTACACCGCAGCCGCCGTTGGTGCTGTCATCACAATCAGTGCAGCTTCTGCTGCAGGCACAACACCCAATGGGTTTGTTGTTGCAGTCACGACCACGACGATCACTGAAACCCACACCAACATGGCAGGAGGTTCGTACGCGCTTGAGAACTCTGCCCTAAATATGTGGATGTTCGACTATCAGTACGATTCCTCGTCGAATGAAAACTACCTGCTGGCACACGTTGCCCCTAATCTTCAGTGCATTTGCAATGATGCGGGCGGCCAAATCTTCTTTGGCGAAGTCCTCGGGACTGGAGACCTCAAGTCAGTTGCCTTGCCGCCTGACGCCAATGTGACTGGCGGCATTGTCTCGCTGCATCCCTACTTGTTCTATTACGGCACGGACGGGATCATCGGCTGGTCTAAAGAAGGTGAGCCTACGAACCTGACGGGTGCTGGATCTGGCTTGGCGCGAGTCTGGGGCCAGAAGATCATTAAGGGTCTGCCGTTGCGCGCCGGTTCGGGAAGCGCACCCGCTGGCATCTTTTGGGCGTTTGACGCTGTTATCCGTGCGACTTTTACCGGCGGGGCGACAGTCTTCCAATTCGACGTGATCGCAACAGACACATCAATCCTTTCGCCTCAATGCGTCGTCGATTATGACGGCGTGTTCTTCTGGTGCGGCGTTGATCGGTTTTTGATGTTCAACGGCGTTGTTCGCGAAGTTCCCAACGCGATGAACGTCAACTACTTCTTTGATGGCCTGAATCCAAAACAGAAGCTCAAGGTTTTCGCCTTCAAGGTTCCGCGCTTCGGTGAGATCTGGTGGTGCTATCCCCGTGGGGACGCGACCGAATGCACCCACGCAGTTATATACAACGTCCGCGAGCAGACTTGGTACGACACCGAGCTGCCTAATAACGGTCGTTCTGCTGGCCAGTTCAACAACTCTTTTGCCTCCCCAATCCTGACCGGGGTTGAGGACACGGGTCCGGGCTATCGTGTCTGGGTTCAAGAGCAATTGACCGACGAATATGATGGCTCCAACATCAGGCCGATTCAATCTTACTTTGAAACGGGCGATTTGTCGGCTCTGGTTAGCGGCAAGAACGAATACATCCGCATCACGACGATCGAGCCAGACTTCGTCCAGAATGGCCCGATGACCGTTCAGGTTACAGGTCGAGCAAATGCCCGTGCTCCTGAAGTTTTCGGCACGACCTTCGAATTTCCTGAGACTGCGGATTTGCCCTACGAGCAGATTGTCATGCTCAAAGAGCAGCGTCGTGAGTTGCGGGTCAGGTTTGAAAGCAACGCCCTTTACGGGGATTACCAGATGGGCCAGATCATAGGCCACATCTCCACTGGCGATAAGACTGTGCTCGGATGACGAAGATCATAACGCTGCCGACCCACATGAATGTGATTGACTGGGCAAGCCAAGTAGCATTGGATCTTGATCCATATGGTTCTTTCGGTCGTCTGGACGATCCAGACAACTGGCAAAACTGGGCGATGCAGTTCTTGAACAACACGACCTTGGGAAGAAACTTCCCGAACCCTTACGATTTCTCCGATTGGCACGAGTGGGCAGACCGTTTCTGTCAGACACTTTCATAGCAGGGCAAGACCATGGACAGAGAGATCATTACACAACTGGCCCAGCAGGATCCCAAGTTTGCTCAAGCCGTCGATATGATGGAAGAGCAGCTTGCTCGTCAGCCGCTTGTCCCTGAAGATATTGACGACATTATTCAAGTTCTGGAAGCCATGATCCAGAACCCTGATCAGTATGAGCAATTTCTTGCAGCGGCGATTTCTGACGATGAAATTGACCCAGATATGTTCCCGCCTCAGTTCGACGTGACGTTCCTCGTCTCGCTCCTTGCTGCGCTCTATGGCCTGCAGGACCGCATGGGTGAGCGCGGATACGCACGCGGTGGTCTTGCCGTGGCTGCCCGTCGACTAGAAGCTGCAGGTAGGGGCGGTGACACCCAGCTCGCACACATCAACCGCAGGGAAGCCGAGATGCTTCGTAGGGCTGGTGGCTCCGGAACAATCAACCCTGAGACCGGGTTGCCAGAATACAAGATCAAATGGAAGTCGATCTTGGGAGCCATACTCCCAATCGCGTTGAACTTCATCGTTCCTGGCTTTGGCGCCGCGATCGGTGCAGCATTAGGCGCCACAGGTACTGCGGCTTCAGCTATTGGTAGCGCGGTCATCGGCGGTGCTACCGGCGCACTTACCGGCGGCGGCCTGAAGGGTGCATTAACCGGCGCAGCCCTTGGCGGTATCGGCGGCGGATTAGGCCAGATGGCTGGCGGGGCTTTGAGCGAAGGATTAGGCCTCGGGCTGGGCCAAACAGCTCAGGGCGTATTAGGCGGCGGCCTTTTGGGAGCCGGTGTTGGAGCCTTATCAGGTGGCGGCAAGGGTGCCCTAATGGGTGCACTCACGGGCGGCATTGGCTCTGGCCTGAACGCTTATATGTCTGGCGGTTCTGGTGGCGTCGATGTGCCTGCCGATTCTGGGATGCCGGGAGTTTCGGGTAATGCGCCGTCTTATGGGCAGGATAATTTTG